TCCCGAATCAAGATCGACCGTCCTTTTGATCCAAGGGAGTTCAGCTCTAGGAGTGCGCACGAACTCAAGAATATCGGCGTGGTCAATATCCAAATGGGCAACAATCGCCCCATTTTTATAATGCCCGCCCCTGCGGAGTGTTTCATTTAATACTGAATAAATTTTTGCGAATGAGACTGGACCACTGGCTGTCAAACCTTTTCCATTCTCGTGACCTTTAGGCCTGAGTTTTGATAAGTGTACTGCACAACCAGCCCCATGCCTCAATGCATGTGATGCAAACCTCCAGCTAGCCTCGATGCCTTCTGGACCTTCCATGCTATCTTCGACAACGAATACAGTACAACTTACTGGCAATCGTGATTCTGGGTTATCCAACCATTGTTGGACCCGACCAGTGCGGGAGATTAATTCTGTAGTCATTTCAAAAAAGATCCGATAAATCAGGTGGTTCATAATTAGGCCCTTTAAGAACCTTTCCATCATCTCGATATATTGGTTTACCGTCCTCATCGAGTTTGGACATATTACTTTTATGTACTCTATTCAACGCTTCATCTAAAAACCAACCCATATTCTCTGCATATTGATAGCATACATAAACTAAATCAGCAAGTTCTTTTAATGCATGTTCTTGATGGTTTCTGCCATGAAGAAATAACATACCTTCAGCTTCTAAAAATTCTCTAAATTCTTCGACAATTAAATCATGTTGTCTTGCTCTAGAAGGTCGGTCAGCACTATTCGGTATCCCGTATTTGGATCGGAATTCCTTCGCCTGATCTGATAAGAAGGTTTTTTTCATGGTGGATTTCGTTTTCTAAATAATGGATAGCTTTTTCTAAATCTTGTATTTTATTATCTTTATAACCTGCTCTGCATATATATTTAATAGCATTACCGAGGTGAAAGTTTAGTTCTTGTTCTCTAACAAAATCCCAAACATCGCAGGAACCTCGTTGATAGTAGGTGGGACCTTTGGCCATTTTTCAACTAAATTGGTGAGTGAATTTGATAGAACAAAGTTTTGATGCTGCATAGCTATAAATATAGTAGCAAGGTCTTCGTATTGAACCTCACCACTATTTAACCTTAGCTCCAATTTTTTCAGTTGGAACTCTTGCTCCATCGTCAACTTTGTAATCGGAGCTGGGAGACCATAGTATTGGTCTTTTTTCTTTGAAGTCATAGTCGTCTTTAGTTAAAATTTTAGCAAGCCGTGCATTAATTAAAGCCTCATCTTCAGATAAATCTTTTTCTTCAAAAGTTTCTACAACTGTTTTCCAATTATAGCCTTTTTCTTTGAAAAGGGATTCAGCACGTTTCACGCCAATTCCTGGTACTCCAGAATATCCATCTGTTTGATCTCCAGCCATGGATTGAATTAGATGCCATTTTGCTCCATCTGACTCACTGATGAGTGTGGTTTTTTCCATATTATATAATTTTCCAGGTATTTGTCGCATATCTTTATCGGGACTGCATATAATATTACCTGGATATTGTGTGCTATAAACACCCATCGCATCATCTGCTTCTAGCGTAGGCATTATTATCACTTCAAACTCAGTCTTGAGTTTATTGATAACACGCTTATAACCACATGGTTTTTTACGATTACGATGTCCTTTATAATCTGCTAGAATTTTTTTCCTAAAATTCAAGCTATCCGAAAAGAATAATATTAAAGTAGAGAATGACCCAAATTTGTTTTTAAGTTTGGTAAGTTCTCTCTTAGTGGCGTTGTATGCATTGCTAAAATTAGAAGTGACAAGAATGACATCATTGCCAAAGTCCACTTCACTTTCTGCAGCCGCGCACGCCTTATAGACGATGAAATCTGCATCGATTAATAATTTCATACATTAGTTAAATAAGTAACAAATCTCATTACACTTTCTAGGTCGTCACCTATTATACCTAAAGATCTATTACAAGGTTGACAAAGCCATCCTCTGAATTCACCTGTTTCATGGTCATGATCTAATGATAATTTGTGGTTTTTTGCGGGTCTACCGCAGCATTGACAATTTTGTGGAGGTTCTCCAACTATTTTTCTTAAGTCTCTGATTGTCTTTTGGTTTTTATTCCGGCAATCAGCACAATCTGGTCTTCGACCATCAGGTTCACGAGAATCTTTATGGAATTCTTCTAAAGGCTTGTCTTCTTTACAAGCACAGCAACTTTTCGTAATAGCCATCAGTGTGTCTCTGCCCAATTTATACCCTCCTTAGCTTCTGCAGCTATTGGGCATCTCATTTTATAAAACTCTCCAGATTCAACTGCTGATAATTCTAAATTAAATTTCAAGTCGTTAACTGATGAGTGTGTGCATTCATACTGAAGTTCATCATGTATAAATGCTAATTGATGAGCATCTTCAGGTAATTTATCATGGACTAACATCATCCATTTTTTCGCGAGAATCGCTGAAGATCCTTGAATAAGATAATTAACTGACTTATGTTTAGAATCAACAAGTATCTTACGCTTGTCGAGTCCTATTACATACCCTCTCTCACTAGCTTTGTGTACCGCTTCCAAAAGTTCTTTAAGACCTGGGATAGCTGCGACGTATGCTTCCCGAATTTCTTTACCTTTCTTTCTCGCCTTGTTCTCGGAAAGTAATTTGTCATAGGAGTGTCCAATTTTAATATCACCCGCCCCATAAAGAAAGGCATAAGTGACTGTTTTTACTTGTTTACGACTGATTCCAATTTTATCAGCATTCTCTTGGTGTATGTCCCCTTCGAGAAGCACTCTAGCGTATCGCCCTCCATCATATCTACCGAGATAGTGAGCAAGCATACGTAACTCAATACCGCTAAGATCAGCAGCAACCATACGTAAACCTGGTGTAGCAGTAAATAAACGTCGAAATCTTTCATCACTTGGAACCTGCCCTAAATTTGGAGTACGATGGGCACATCTAAATGTAGCTGTTGCTACTGAACAATGGTGATGTATTCTAGACTTCGTACATAGCTTCTGCCATGCGTTCACGCCTTCTGATATCATCCCAAGCTGCTTTGTCAGAGTCAATAGTTTCAGAAAATTCAGAGCTATATCCGATCCAATGTCTTTTAACACGGTCTCGTCTATAACTGCCTTCCCTGAGGTCGTCATTGATGAAGGCGTCCAACCATAATGTGTTTGTAAGATCCATGATATATGATCCCTGCTAGTAGGGTTGAAATCCTTTAATTTAGTGAGTGTAGCCCCTTCAACATATCCTGTTCTAGCATTAGTTCGTTTAGGAGTAAATTCTGATCCTTTAACGAAAGGATACCTGTTTCGTAATAACTGCGTAGTCTCTTCATACTCTCTTCTGAGAGTCGATTCAAGTTCCCGTGCAGAGCGTTCATCAAAATACCATCCATGGATTTCTTGTTGAGTTAAAATTTGTGCTACTTTATGTTCTAACGCAACCCATTCAGGTAAGGTAGAAAATGTTTGCATAGTTTGGTGGTAACCATAACATCTTGTATACAGTAATCTTGCATATCTTGTGACCACTCTTTCCAATCAGTGGTTTTACTAAAATTACCTTTATATTCGTTCAATCTATAACCATATGCCTCTAAAGAATGTCTGCCATATAACTGCAATGGCATATGTTTCCAATTATGTTTTTTATCTATATCGAGTAAATTCGGATGATATAAGCGAGATAACAAAAGAGTATCAATAACAAGGCCACGAGGATTAAAATAGGGGTAAAGCCTTTTAATAATAGGTATGTCAAAGCCGATGATATTGTGACCAATAAGAACGTCAGCAGTTTCGAGCCAACTGATTCCTGTAGTAATGGAGTAATTTCCAGCCATCGGGAGATCTTTTGGATGCTTCGCATAAGGCTCATCATTAAAGGATTGCGTGCGATTATCTTCTTCCCAATGGAGTGCAATACAGTGGATCCTGGTAGCATCATTGAGAAGACCGTTTGTTTCCAAGTCGAACACTATCGGGCCGACCCCAGATGTAGGTTTTGTCAACGAACTTAGCCTTTTCAATTGATTCTTGCGATGGTGGATTAGGTTTATTTAAATATTGATACCACGGATGTACATAATCTCCATTTTCAAAAATCTGTGGCTGGGTTGAATTGTGTGGTCTGAGTTTCATGTTCAATGAATCTACAAGTGTTTAAATCATAACTTAATTGACATGCTGGTCCAACTTCGCCTGAATAGCGATTTTTAAGGACTCTAACAGTCGTAAGTTTTCGTACAGCATCGGCTTGCTGATCGACTTCGAGGGCAACCACTTGATCGCTGATTTGAGCAATACTGTGAGATCCTCTGAGGCTGGAGAGAGATACTCTTCCGCCTTCTTCGTGAGAGTGCTTGTCATTTCCGGCACGTCGTAAGTGTGATACTAAGAATAAAGCTATACCTGTTCGTTCAACTAATGACCTTAAACGGGTCATAGTTTGATCCAGCATACGACGCTCATCCCCTTCAAGACCACTTAATAATATACTGAGGTGATCTAGGAATATAACACGACACTCCAATCCGGTTGCCATGTATTCAATTCTATTATATATAAGATCTGGTTCAAAACTACCGAACCCATCAAAAAGATAGAGATTCCAATTGGCAATCGAGGATCTAAAAGCGGATTCGAGTTCTGTTTGTTCATGGTCCCCAATGTGTAAATTTTTACCAACAGCTGTGGACATCAGTCCAAGTGCGGTTCTTCTATTACTTGCTTCAAGTT